GCCCGCCCAGGTGCGCCCCCGGCAGGTGACGGTGCCGTCGCCGGGCGAGGTCACCGAGTCCACGACGCCGCCCGCCGGCGTGCCCTCCATGTACCAGAGCCAGCCGCCCTCGGGCACCACCCTCCTGCCGGAGGAGTCACGCGCGAGCGTCAGCTCGAAGTCGCAGGGCGCGTCCTCCCCGATGCCGTCCTCGGCGTCGAGGTCGAGGTCGGAGACGGCGCAGACGTCTCGCCCGGAGGCGTCCGCCAGCCAGATCAGCGGGCCCACGTCGGCTCCCCCCTCTCCTCGCAGAGCTCCACGGTGATGCCGAAGGAGCCCGACCACGACACGGGCCGCCAGCCCGGGCGGACGCGCTCGAAGGCGTACCTGCCGGAGCCGACGCCCGCGCCCCGCTGGGCCAGCGCCGTGACGTCCGTCTCGGTGCCGTCGACGCCCACCCTGATGGCCGCGTAGGTCGTGCCGTCCAGGGCGCACCTCTCGCCCGAGGCGAGCGTGAGGCCCGCCATCGCGTAGGCGTTGCCGCCGATGGTCACGTAGGGGTCCACGCACGGCCCCCAGAAGGTCAGCCGCGCGGGGCACGGCGAGGCCCCCGCCACGTCTATGCCCTCGGCGCGCCTGCCCGACGCGTAGCCGTGCGGGTAGGGGTGCGGGTAGTCCAGCCACTGCTGGGGCGCGCCGGAGCCGTCCCAGACGGTCAGCTCCACGGGCTCCGCCCACCTGCGCCACGCGCCGTCGAGCAGCGCGACGGTGAGGGTGACGCAGACAACGCAGCCCGTGCGCTCCGGGACGCCTGCGGCCACGACGAGCGCCCTCTGCGACCATCCGCCGACGGTGAGCGTCCCCGGCGTGCCCATCTCGGTGTCGCGCTCCAAGAGCGCGAGCGTGCGGTCCGCCTCCTCGAGGCTCGTGAGCCTGACATACATTGACACCTCGCGGGCGAGGCGCACAAGCGTCCTGTAGCCCCTCGTGCCGAGGGTGCGCGCCCACTCGTGGGAGCGCAGGGCATCGGTGCCGGCGAAGCGTCCCTCGCCGAAGAGGTCGAGGTGGACGGAGCCCGTCCCGGTCACGTACCTAGCCATGGGCCAGTGCCCTCCTCGTCTCCCTCAGCGTCATGGACGGCGCGTGGGCCTCGATGATGCGGCCTAGGTCGTCGTGGAGCGCCCTCACCTCGGCGGCAAGCTCCGTGTAGGAGCTGCCGATGCGCAGCTCGACGCCCTCGGCTATCAAGTCGGCGAAGGGCTGCCCATAACGGCTCGTGAGCGGCACGATGTGCGCCCCGTCGTAGTACTCGGGCCCGGCCTCGCCGATCAGATTGCGCCCGTCGATCATCGTGGGACCCGTGTAGACGGCTCCATCGGCGTGCGTGCGGACGCCGCCCGTCGCGTGGGCGACGACGCCTCCTGCGGCATTGCCGAGGGTGGCGCTGATGGTCGTCGTGAAGATGCGTGCGGCGAGCGACTCGGCACGGGCCGTCACAGAGTTGATGACCGATGTGGCGTCGTCTCGCGCACTGATCGTGAACCACTTGTCGCGGATGGACCGCGCGCTCACGTGGTCGATGCCGCGCTCGGCGATGCTGATGGTCCCGTCGTCGTTGACCTCGAAGTGCTTGCCGTCGATGGTCTGGGCATCGAGGTCCCACACCATGCCCGACTCGTCGGTGATGGTGCCGTCGTCGCCCACGGTGAAGGTCTTGGGGTCGATGCCCAACTCGTCGAGCGTGGTCAGCTGCCTGATCAGGCTGCCGACGTCGCCTCCCGCGCTCGCCGCGAGGCGCGCGAAGGCGTCCGCCCCCATGGCCGAGAGGGTCTCGGTGGAGACGCCCGCCGCTGCGCAGGCACCGGCCACCTCATCCATCGAGAGACCCACGTCGGCGAGAGCCGACGCCCAGCCGTCAGTCGCGGAGAGAAAGCCCGCCATGGCCCGCCCCGCGTCGGTCGCAGCTGCGGACTCGGCGGCCATGGCGGCGGCGACGTCGGAGACCTCCTCCTTGGCGCCGTCCAGAGCGTCGGAGGACTCCCGCACGGCCTTGCCGTGGAGCGCCTCGGCATTCGCCGCCGCGTACTCCTCTGCGGTCTTGCCGTGGAGGACCTCCGCGTGCTCCCTGGCGTATGTAATCTGCCGCTGATACTCCTCGTCGTACTCGCGCTTCGCCGTCGTGGCATTGCGCTGCATCTCGGCCTCGTTCTTGACGGCCTCGGTGTACATCTCCTGGTAGGCGTTGACGCGCGCCTCGGCCTGCTTCTTCGCCACCAGCTCGTCTATGGCCGCAGCGGTGTCGTGGATGGCACCGCTCTGGTCCTCGTAGCTGCCCGTCAGCACGTCCATGGCGGTGTAGCTGGTCCCCAGCGTGTCATTGAGCCCCTTGAGCGCCCAGTCGAGCAGGGCGGCGTCCTCGGCGGACGCCTCGCCCCTGCCGGCCATGCGGTCGATGACCGACTGGTACTGTCCGAGCAGACCGATGGTCTCCTCGGCGGGGCCCGAGATTGCCGACATGGCATCGGCGTGGTCGCGGATGGCCTGCGTCAGCTCCCTCGTACTCATGGACGAGCCCGTGGCCGCGCCGCCCCAGTCGGTGACGGAGCGGGCCCCGCCCTGCATGGCGGCGGAGGCAGCCTCCGCGCTTCCGCGCATGCCGCCGATCGCGGCATCGAGGTCACGCTGGTCCTGGATGGCGTCGTAAATGTCCTTGCCGAGCACCGCCATGGCGGCGACGGCGAGGCCGATGCCGCCCGCGAGCAGGGCCGTCCTCGCACCTGCCGCCGTGAGTCCCCCTGAGAGGGTACCGACGTCAGCAGCCGTGCCCTTGGCGCTCCATCCGAGCGTCCCGAGCTTGCCGGCAAGTCCGCCTGTGGACTGGTACGCCGCCTTGGCCACGGCGTCGGTCTCGCGCGCCGCGCCGACGAAGGTGCCGATGCCCTTCACGACCGTGGAGAGCCCGCCAGCCACCGAGCCCGTCACGCTGATGGCCTTGCCCGCGACGGAGAGCAGCGGACCCGCCGCCGCGACCATGGCGACGGTCCTGATGGCCGCCTGCTGCTCCTCCTTGCTCATGGAGGAGAAGGCCTTTGCGGCCCCCTCGACGGTGTCTGTGATCGGCTTCGCGGCGTCCACGGCTGAGAGCGCGGCGTCCGCGAGGGGACCCCCCATCTCCTCGGCGACCGCCGTCACGCGGTTCTTAAGCACCTCCATCTTGGAGGCCAAGGACTGGTTGCGGTTGCCCGCTTCGTTCTGTAGCGCAGTATTCTTGGTCCACTCATCATTGGAGAGCCGCACGGCCTTGCTCACCAAGTCAGAGTTTCCGGCCATGCGCCGCAGGAAGTCGCTCTGGCGCAGCTCGGTAATGCCGAGGTCGGCGAGCGTGACGTTGAGGTCACCGCCGGTGGCAGACACCTCGGACATGCCTCGGATGACGGCCTCGAAGGCCCCGATGGCATCGGTCTGCCATGCGACCCTGAATTGCTCGGCGCTCATGTGGGCGAGGTCCGCCCACTGCTGCAGCTTCGGCGAGCTGGTCGAGACGGCGACGCCAATTTCGTTGATGGTCTTGCTGAAGGCCGAACCGCCAGCCTGAGCCTCGAGGCCCAGGGAAGCGGCGGCGGCAGCCACACCGAGGATGTCCGCCTGGCTCATGCCCGCTTGCGTGGCGGCAGACGCCATGCCCATGGCCATGTCGGATATCTTCGACTCCGTCGTGGCCATGTTGTTGCCAAGGCCTACGATGGCCGATGCGTAGTTCTCCGCCTTGTCCTGCGCCATGCCCGTGATATTGGCGAATTGCGCAAGGTTCGTGGCCGCCTGCTCCGCGCCCATGTCAGTCGCGATGTCGAGGCCGGAGACGGTCTGGGCGAAGCTCTGCAGCTTGTCGTCCGACCACCCGAGCTGCGCGCCCAGGCCTTCAAGCGACAGGATGGCGGCCGCGCTCACGGGCTGCGTCGTGGAAAGCTCGACGGCGCTCCGCTTGAGGCTCTGGTACTGCGCCTCCGTGAGGCTGGTGGTCTTGCGGACGTCCGTGAGGGCGGTGTCGATGGTGACGGCGGACGAGACGCACGCGGTGGCCACGGCGGCGAGCGGCACGGTGACGCCCATGGTGAGCCTGCCGCCCACCGACGAGAGGCCCTCCCCCACGGCTTTTGCGGACCTAGAGAAGCCCTCGAGGTGCGCCGACGCCCGACCGAAGCCGGAGGCCGCGTAGGTGGCGTCCACCAGCGCGCGCTGATCGCGCTTGAGGTAGGCCTCGGCCTGCGCCAGCTCGCGCGAGACGCGCCGGTAGGCGGCGCTCGTAGTGTCCCCGCTCTTCGCAAGGTCCTCCTGCGCCTGCCTGAGCGTCCTCACGCGCCTGGTGGTGGCCTCCACCTTACCGCGTGCCTCGACCATGGCAGCCGCGAGCAGCTTGGTCGAGCCGGGGTCGAGCTTGAGGGCGTTCTGCACGCTGCGCAGGGCGCTCTGGCTCCTGCGCGACGCGGCGTTGATCTCGGAGAGCGCCGCCGTGAGCTCGGTGGAGTCGCCCTCGAACTTGACGTGGAGGCCCTTGTACTCGGATGCCATGCAAGACCCCCCCCGTCATGCGGTCCTCAAGATTCGAATCATGGTCAGAAATCCTTGGCACCGCCGAAGATCGCCCTGGCGTCGGCCTCGGTGCCCATCACCGCGCCGTCCATGCGCTCGGCCTGCGGGATGCGGTCGGCGCTCGTGATGGCGAGCAGGCGCGAGGAGTCGAGTGGGCTCATGTGCCATGCGGCCTCGTAGCCGACGCCCACCGACACGAGGGACGCCACGACGGCGTGCTCTGGCCATGCGACACGCTCCGCCGTGGGACCCGGGTCCGCTCCGTCACTCCCCGGTCGTGGTGTCTGGGTCGTCGGGCTCGACAGCGTCGCGGAGTCCGTCCGGGAGCCGAAAAAAGGTGAGGTTCCCCAGCTCCAGGACGCGATTCGCCGCCGTCGCGGTCTCATATAGGTTTGCTGGTGCGTGCTCGACGGAGGCGCGGAAGGACCGCCAGCTCGCCTTGGTGGAGCCAGCGGCACGCGCCATCGCCCAGATGGCCGCCAGGACGCGCGGTACCTCGTCCCACTCCGGCCAGTCGATGCCGGCAGACAGCACGCACTGGCGGTCGAGCAGCAGGTCATGGATGAGCCTGCCCGTGTACCTGCCTGCGTCCTGCGCCTCGTCACCCGTGAGCGCCTTTTGGTCAGCCTCGCGGAGCTCGTCCGCATAGATGCGGCACGCCAGGTTGCTTGCCTCGATCTCGTACTTGCGTCCGCCCACCTCGACGGTCGTGCGGTTGTCGTACGCGGTGTCCATGGGTCCCCTCTCTCTTGTGGTGCCGTCGGCTGGCCCCCCACGGGGAGAGGAGTAGCCATGGGAGGCCAGCCGATGACGCCACGGAATAGGACGCGCCCCTCCCGTGGCAGGAAGGGGCGCGCTGCGTTGACATACGGATGTGATGGGATGCGACTAAGCCGTCTAGGCGGACGCCTCCATGTATGGGACGGAGTCGAAGGCGGTCTCGTAGCCGGCGTCACCCGGCTCGAAGGTGACCATGATGCGCTCCTTGCCGTCCTTGCACTTGATGGCGCTCGACTTGAAGGTCGAGACCTCGGGCACCTCGGTGATTCCTGAATTGGTGTTTGTCCCCGGCTTGAATGTCGGGATCGTCGCCGAGTTGCTGAGCAGCCAGACGCGGTAGCCGCCCTGGTCGCCGCCGACCTCGAAGCCGAAGGCGAAGTTCTTGGAGACGTCTCTCGGCCCCTCCACGAGCGCGCCCGTGGTGGAGTCCTTCTCCTGGCCGAGGATCTTGGCATAGAAGTCGCGGATGTAGCGCGTGGCCTGCACCGTAAGCTCCTTGCCGCCAGAGCCGGGTGAAACGTAAAAGTTTGGGTTGTCGTCACCCGCGATGGACGAGGACGAGGAGCTGCCGTTGGCTATGTCGACGCTCTGCGCGCCGGGATTCTGCCACGGCTTCTCCGCCTTGCCGCTCTCGTCGTAGACGGAGAAGAAGAACTTCTTGCAACCAAACTTTACCTTTGATGGAGTGGACATGCGCCGCCTCCCTTCCGCCCGGCCTAGGGGCCGAGCACCGTCACTGTGTATGTGGTCTCCAGCACACCGCCCCCGAGGGGCACGGTGCGCCGGACGTACTGGGTGGGGACAGCCGCAAGGGCGCCCTCGATGCGCCCCTCCAGCGCCATGTCGCGCCCGCGCGTGTACAGCTCGCACGTGTACGGCGTGACGCGCTGGTAGTTTTGCCCGTCCGCCATCACGTCGGCGCTGGTGCCCGGCACCAGCAGCACGTAGGGCAGCGGCGGCGGGGTGCTCCCGTCGGACGTGTCCCACTGGACCTGCGCGTAGGGCAGGCCAAGGTCACGGAGGATGGCGCAGAGCTCGTGGAGGGTCATACGTGGATGCTCCTTAGCCTCTCGGCGCCCACCTCGTATGCCGGCTCGATGTGAGGCTGTGCCGGCGCCCTGTGGCCGGTGTCGTGGCCCATGAAGAACTGCTCGTGGCCCTTCTCCAGCAGGTGCGTCAGGCCCGGCTTCTTGCCCTGGTAGACGGTCCCGGAAATGCGCCCGGACGCCTCCTCCTCGACGCGCATGCGCCACCCCGCGGCGTATGCGCCGGTGCGGCGCGGGCTCCCCTGTCGGACGGCATCCTTGGTGGCCCTGGTGGCCTCGCGGACGTCTGCCTTGAGCTGCTCGCGGTCGCACTCGGCGACCTCCTGGGCCATCTGCGTGACGACCTCGGAGAAGCCCTCGATGCTCACGCTGACGCTACCTGCCACGGTCTGCCACCCCCTCGGAGCAGTCGAGCCTGACCCACTCGCCGTCGCCGGTGACCCTGGTCACGGCGTGGCGCCTGCCCGCCATCACGACTACCCTCTCGTCGTCCCAGTCGCACGCGCGGACGGTGACGGAAAGGGTCCCCAGCGCGCCGGGGTCGGCAGCTGCGGTGCCGTGCGCGACCGTGCGCGCGAGAACCGTGGTGCATGTCTCGGTGCTCTTGGGCAGGCCCAGCTCGTCGTAGACAGTCTTTGTCGCGATCAGTTCGCAGGTGCCTGCGCTAGTGAGCTGCGAGAGGTAGAGCCACGCAAGGCGCCCGTCCTCGTCGGCCCTGGTAAGGTCGTAGGCGTGTCCGTCCACGACCACCACGTCGGTGGTGGAGAGGCCGGGCGGGCGGAGGACACACACCTTGAGCGTGAGCGTCTGCGCGGCCTCCCCCAGCACGTCCACGTCCTGGGAGCGCACCTGGCTCCTGCGATACGGCAGATCACAGACCGTCTCGAGGCCGGCGTCACCCGTCCAGTCAAGCCCGCGCGCCCTGCGGGCGGGCGTCTCGCGGCAGAACGCAAGGACGCCATCAGTGGGCGCGAAGACCTCGGACTTGCGTCTAAGCGCCATCGTCCACCCCGCTCTCCAAGACCGCGCGCGTCGCACGGACATCCTCGGCGTAGTTGCCCCAGAAGTCGTCCAGGGCGTCGGAGAAGTCGTAGAGGCAGGCCATCAGGAAGAGGCCCCACGCCTCCCCGTCGTCGGGCGAGAAGGCGTGGGTTCGCGGGAGCGAGAGCCGGTGGGCGAGGGCTGGTGTGACGGCCTGGATGGCCTGCACGAGGCGTGCGTCGGTTTCGGCGCTCTCCCACGTGACGTTGAGCCTACACCGCACGGCAGCGAGGCGCTCTGCGTCGGTCATGTGCCGTCACCTCCCCGCATGGGCTAGGACTGGGCCTTGGTCGTGACGGTGCCCTTGACCTTGACTGCAGGAGCCTCATCGACCACAAGGTTGGAGATGTCAAGCACCTCGGCGCTCGTGTTGTCGTAGGCACGGCCGAAGGCGTACATGACCTGCTTAAAGACGCGCTGGTCTTCAAGGAACTTAAACTCGTCGGAATACTCGATGCCGCGGTTGCCACCCACGAAGACGTCATACTCGCCGAGAAGGGCGAGGATGGCCCTGCCGTCCTCAAGACATGCACAAGGAATGGGCTTGATCGGATAGACGAGGGCATTGGTATCCCTGACGCCGTTCGCCCGCATGGGGTGGATGACCGGATATACCTTTTTGCAGTAATCCGTCGGGGAGCAAAGGAGCGTGAGCCCGGAGTCAGCACGTGTGTAATCGACAGTCTTGAACTTCCCCTGCTCGTCCTTGATGAGACGCGCTACAAGGTCACTGACGGTCGGGTCATCGAAGCTTGTTACAGTGATAGCGCTCTTCTGCGGATATCCGGTCGACTGATTGACGGAGACGCCAGAATGAATGTCGCGGTCGAGTCCGATGGGCTCGCCCTTGACGCCCTTGCCGGTGGCGATGCCGTACTCAAGGCCGCAGGCAATAGCCTCGCCGACGACCGTGCGGACGTAGCCGTCCAGCCACGTGGGACCAAGCTTGAGCATGTCAAGGGAGACGAGCGCGAAGCAGGACAGCTTGCCCTGCTTAACATCCACGACCTCGAAGGCGGAGGCGATCTCCTTGGTGATGGCCTCGCCGGGAGTGCCCCACACCGCGAGCTGGCGGGTGTGCTTGTTGCGAAGCCACTCGGTGATGTAGCCGACGTTGACCACGTTGACGGCGGCAAGAAGCGGGTGCGCCTCCTGGATGTCCTTGAGGATCTGGTCGAAGATGGTAGTTGGCATCATGTGGTCGGGCATGCCGCTGAAGTCCGTAAGGGCCTGGCGCGGGTTGCTAGAGGACAGTGCCTCGATGACGCCTTGGTAGTAGGTGGTCTCGGGGGTGGTGAGCTGGCGGAAGCCGCGCTGGGCGAGCACGGAGGCGTCGCCTGCGGCAACGGCCTGCTCGTACTGCGCGGTCACGTCCTCCACGATGGAGGTGCGGTAGGCATCAAGCGCCTGCTCGACGCTCTCCTGCTCGCCGGTCGCGAACGCGGCGGCAAGTGCCTGGACAGCCTTGCGGCTGTCGTTGTTGAGCTTAATGGGCATGTGTGCCCCTTTCTACTCGGTCTTCAGCTGCCTCGCAAGGCGCTGGTACTCGGTCTCGATGAGTCCTGACTGTGCGACCTGCGCAGCCTGGTTGGCTGCACGTCCCGCCTGCTCTGGCGTGGCTCCTGCGGTGATGGCGGCTTCGTAGACCGCGCGCTCGGCGTCAAGCTGCTCGCGGATGCTGTCAAGTGCGACTGCGATGCGCTGCGAGATGCGCTCCTCGACGACGGGGAGCATCCTCGCCATGGCAGCCTCGGGCGTGTCGTGCGTGAGCGCGTCGATGACGGCCTCGCCCACGCTCTGCTCGGGGCGGCCCCCCTCCACGGGGTCGGTGACCTCGGTGGCGAGGCCCCACTCCATGGCCTGCTCGGGGCTGACCCACGTCTCCGCCGCCATGACGGCGTCCAGCTCGTCGGCGTCCATCTTCGTGCCGGTCAGGTAGGCCGTCTTGGACAGCTCGGCGACGACCTCCAGGTCATCGGCGGCCTTGCGCAGCTGCGTGGCATTGCCCTGTACGCGATTCCACGGGTCGTGGAGCATGAGCAGGCTCGCCGGGCGCATGACGCGCCGGGTGCCCGCCATGAAGACGACGGAGGCGATGGAGCAGGCAAAGCCGTCGCAGACGGTCGTGACCTCGCGCCCGCTGCTGCGCAGGGCATTGTAGATCGCCACGCCCTCGGCCACCTCACCACCGTAGGAGTTGACGTGCACCTCGATGGCGCGGCACGCCTCAGGCAGCTCGGCGATGGCCTGGGCCACGTCGAGCGCCTTGGTGCTGCCCCGTTTTGCATAGGTGAGGAACGCAACGAATGCGCCCGCCGTGATGTCGCCGTAGATGGTCATGCGGGCCACTTCGGGGTCGCTCGTGTCCGTGACGAGCTGCATCACGCGATTGCTTTCGTATGCCATTAATTCTCACCCCCGCCCGCATCCTCGTGGTTCTTCGTGCGCTGGTACTCGTCCGCCCACGACGCCGGAATGGCGTCCTGGCCGGTGAATCCCCTGATCTCGTTCGGGCTGTCGATGGAGCTGCCCACGAGCTTCTCCACCTGGTCGGCCACCTCGAAGAGGTCCACGTGGCGAACGTGGGTGGTGTCCACCACGGCGCGGCACCCCCGTGCCCACTCCTCGCGGGAGAAGGTCTTGCGGGTGATCTCCTCGGAGACGAGCCGCGCCACGGGGTCCACCGCGAAGGTCAGGAAGGCCGAGACCAGCTCGGAGAAATTGTTGGTATTGCCGTAGAGCAGGCTGGTCGGCACGCGGAAGCAGACGGCAGCGACCTCGAACATGTCCTTGCGCACGCCCGTGACCATCTCGGGCGTGACGGGGCTCGCGCCCGCGCCGTACTCGACCCGCTCCATGTCCTGCCCCTTGTAGAGCGGCAGGGCGGCAGGCATGCCGGACTGCACGAAGCGCCTGAGGCTTGCCCTGAGCTGCTCCTCGTAGGCGGCCTTCTGCTCGGGCGTGCCGTTGGACGGCTGCTCCATGCGGTAGAGCCACTTGGGCACATCGTGATCGCGCATGGCCTGGATGGTAAGGTCGGCAAGCTGCTGGTACTGGGCGTCAAGCTGGCGCATGAGCGAGGACCAGCCGCCGAGGTCGGCCCCGGCCACGTCGAAGCGGTAGACGTCCGAGGTCATGAGCCTGCGGGGGACCACCGTCGAGTCGCCCTCCACGGAGACGCCATCGAACGTGTCCTCGGCCCCCGCGTGGCGCACGACGGGAAAGTTGTCCGCGAGGTAGATGCTCGTCTGCCCGCCGCGCGTCACGGGCACCACTAGGGCGCGCCCGTCCACGTCGGAGGGGCCTATGCCGCCCAGGAGGCTCGCCACGAGGCGGCTCACTAGCTCGGCGCGCGTCATGTTGGGGTTCGGGCTCACGTTCCAGAGCCACGACTCGTCCTCGTAGACGCGCCTGGGCCTGCCGTCGAACCCATCGCGGTAGAAGCGCACCTCGGAGAGCTGGAGGGCCGACGCCACGTAAGACGCCATGACCTGGCGGGCCACCTCCATCCACCTGCACGCCATGAGCTGCGTGGTGGCAGACTCGGAAGGCGTGGCCTCGCTGCCTCTGACGTCCGAGAGGACGCCTCCCAGCCAGTCGATGACCCGCGTGCGGATGACGCCCATCTAGTCACCCCCAATCGGGCTTGCAAACCTCTCCTGTACGAAGAGTCGCTCAGTCACCATATCCGTCTTGGTGGCCGCCATGCTCCCCATACGCTCGCACCGCGCGACCTCGACGCAGCCGCCTGGGCATGAGTATTCGCTTACGTAGACGGGGAACGGCACCTCGGAAAGCCATGCATCGAACGCCTCGTGGTCGAACCCCTCATAGAGCTTGCAGTTCGTGCCATGGTACGGCGGATCCGCATAGACGGTCGCGCCGTCCGGCACCTCGACCTCCCTGTAGTCAATCTTCGAGACGAGCAGCAACCTCTGCAGCCTCTGCAGCCTCTGCAACCTCTGCAACCTCTGCAGCCTCTGCAGAGGCTCGATATTTCGTGCAACGCACAGCTTGTCGCACCCGCGGCCCGTCTGGTTGATGTACCGGGCGAGGGCGCGTATGAATTCGTGGTATGCGGAGTAGCGATCCGAGAGCGTCCTGGCGACCAGCATCCGCGTCGCATTGCGCTTCACGCCCTCGATTTCGCGGCCCCATAGGTAGTCCCTGCCGTTGTTCCCGAAGCTGTAGAGCAGGTCCGTGACCAAATCCTTGTCCTTGCACCCCTCGAACTCCTCGCGCGTGGGTACGAAGTCGTAGTCGGCAAATACCCCGTTGATGGCGTCGAGGAAGATCCTCGGGCCGTCATTGAGGTCGTTCGCCACGACTCGCGCCCACTTGCCGGAGAGCATCGCCGCGTGCGTCACCGCGCACCCGCCCGCGAACAAGTCCACGAGCGCGTTGGATGCAGGAAGCTGCCCGACGACCCACTCTGCGACTCGGTTCTTGCTGCCCTGATATGGGATTCCATAGCGCAAACGCAGCCCACCTCTTTATGACACGAAAAAGGCCCCGCCGCGAAGACGGCAGAGCCAAAGGAATTTTAAGATTTATAGGATTATACCTAGACAATATATAGGTATTGTCTTATAATAGACTCAACGAGGACGGAAGGAGGTGGTCAATTTGAATGATTTGAAAGACTTCCTAATCGCACTGATAGCAACGACGATCGGCAACCTACTAGCAGCAGCGATTCTGGAAGGCAAAAAGCCCCGCCAAGGCTCGGGAAAGCACTTCAGGCGGGACTAAGGCGCGAGGGGAGCCGGAAGGCTCCCCGAGCACCATCACCTTACCATTGGAGGAGACCATGGAAGACATGAAGCTGTTCGCGATGTTCTTCGTCGCATCGTTCCTCGCAAACCTGGTTGTTAGACTCATCAAAAGGAGGCATTAATGGCAGTCTCAGAGGCACAGCAGGCGGCTGACGCCAAGTACAAGCGCGAAAGGACCAAAGCGGCGGTAGTGCGCTTCTACCCCGCTGAGGCGGACCTCTGGGAGTGGCTGCAAGGGCAGCCCAACAAGCAGGGCTACATAAAGAGGCTCATACGGGAGGATATGGGGCGCACCCACTAGCGCAGGAGGTCCATCGGTGAGCCGTGGTTCTCGAAGCACCAGCGCATGTGGTCGTACTGGTGGCGCCTGCGGCGTGGCAGGCGCACAGACACGCCGCGCTCGAGCAGCGCGCGCAGCATCGCCCAGCTCATGGAGGTGTCGTACCTCGCGGCAATGGCGGCTATCTCGGGCAGGGTCATGGGTACCTCCCTAGAGCGGTATCGGCATCGGGACCACCATCGGCCCCGCGTCCTCCGGTATCTGGCCCGAGACGCAGAAGGCGTGGACCAGCGCCATGAAGGGGTCGGTCTTGCGCCCGTGCGGCTCGATCTTGCCGTACGTCCAGTTGTCGTGCGGGGCGGGCACCAGCTTGGCATTGTTGGTCGCCCACCTCATGAGCGGCGAGTCGCTCCAGGCGATGGAGTGCGTCGCGAAGGCGGAGTCTATGACCGGCTGGATGCGCATGACGTCGCTGGGGCGCGTCAGCCACACACACTTCTCGTCACCCTTAAGCGACGAGTCGAAGCCCGCCTCGGCCAAGGCATCGCGCATGAGCGTGAGGCGGTAGTAGTCCACGGCCACCATGCGCACGTCAAAGCGCGCCGCCATCTCTGACACCCACCTGCCCACGAGACTAGGCGGTATTTCCACGTCGTCCACGAAGGTCAACTCGCCTGCGGCCTTCCACTCGCGCAGCGGGGCCTTGACCTCGCCCGCGTCGCGGGAGCGCTCGCACCACCAGGCGTGGTGGATGACCTGCCACTCGCCGTCCACACGAAAGAGTGCAACGGCACCTACCATGTCGGTCGTGCGTGCGTAGTCGATGCCGACGACACAGGGGCGGCCCGCGAGCGCCGAGGCGTCGAAGTCGCGTGACGCCGCCACGAGGTTATCCCAGCTCGTCACCTGGACGTCGGTGCGGCCCTGCGACAGGTTGAAGCGCTTGGTGGGCACCATGGGGTGCCTTTGCGGATTGTCCCGCCACTCGGCGACCTCGGTGCGGTACTCCTCTATGAGCGTGGGCGAGCGGAGCAGCCTCGGGCACGCCTTGGGCCACGCGGACTCGTCGTCGGCCTCCTGGATGGAGTCCAGGTGGCACAGGAACGGCAGGAGTCCCATGTCGGGCCTCTCGCCGCGCAGTATCGCGCGCGAGCGTTGGAGCATCTCGTCAAGCGGCCCATCGCGGACCTCGCCGTCCGTAGTGGTCATGAGGCGGCGCGGGTGATCCTTCTTGCCGAGGCCGCCCGTGAAGACCTCCATGGAGGAGTTGTCCTCGTAGGCATGGACCTCGTCGAACCACACGCAGCCGGACTGCATGCCGTCCTTGGAGTCGGAGTTGCCCGACCAGTACTTGAAGCGACTCCCGGTCTCCAAGTTATGCAGCTCGACCTTGTTCCAGTCGAAGCCCTGGCTGAAGTAGTCCGAGCGCTTCTCGAACATCCTCCAGAGGTCGTTGTAACCTATGCGCGCCTGCGGCTCGGTCGTGGCACACACGTCCACGTCGTAGTCCTCGATGCCGTTTGCCGGGCTGATCATGCAGAAGGCCAGGAAGGCCCCGAATCCGGTTTTGCCGTAGCCGCGCCCTACGTACAGGAGCAGGTCGCGCCAGCGCGGGAAGCCGCCCTCCCGGAAGGTGCAGAGCCAGAGGGCCACGAGAAATTTTTCATCATTCGAGAGGTCGAATGGGAAGTGCCTCTGGTAGCCCATGTAGCGCGCAAGGCGCTCGCGGTCCACCCACAAACGCTCCGTCGCGAAGACGCGGCGGACGTGGGCGCAGAGCATGCACATGTCCTCGCACGCCGGGACGCGGCCGCACTCCACGTCGCGCAGCCATCCCGTTACCTCGGGGACGGCTATGCGCTTGTGCGTCGAGTACCGGGGCCTCTTGCTCTTCGATGCCACATCACAGCTCCAGCTTCTCCTTGGGCTCCGCCTTCTCGGCCGCCTTGCGCTCGTGGCGTATCACCACGGGATCGAGGTCGCCGTACTTGCGCATCATCAGCTCGATGCTCTTGGGCGTACCCGAGATGGCGGAGTCCATCATCGCCTTGTTGAGCAGGGCGCGGCCCACCGCCCATTGCCTGTCCTTGTACGCCTCGAAGCCGCATCCGAACGCCGTCTTGCAGAGTGCGTCGAGGTCGGCCTCGGCGCACTCCATGACGGCGCACACCTCGGCTGCACCCGAGAAGGAGCGCAGGAGCCCGGTCACCTGCTCCTTGCCCTCGTCTGACCACGGCTCGGGCCTCTTGCGCCTGGTCGCCACTCATGTCCTCCTAGAATGGGATGTCGGGGTATAGGGTGTCAGGTGTCCTCCCCGTCGCGTCCTTCTTCTTGCGCCTCTTGCGGCGCTCCTTGGCCTTGGTGCCTCCCTTGGCCGTCCTACGCCGTCGCCACTTTCCCGAGCCTGACGCCATGCGTGCCTCCTAGTCGGTGATTGCGCCCCAGAGCCGACCTCCTCGGACGGGGCTGGGGTACGGACGGTCGCAGTTGACGGTCGAGTAGGCCGCGAAGACCCTGTCGGCGAACCCCTCGACGTAGTCGTATAAGGCACGGTCGCACTCCACGCGCACCTGCTCGACATTGCGGGAGCTGCGCAGGTTCGCGCTGCCGTCCATCACGAGGTAGTGGCCGCGCGTGGTCTCGACCGTCACGACCTTGGTGTGGATGGATGCGAAGGCGCAGTCGAACTCCACGCCCTCCACGTCGAGCTGCTCGTAGAGGTACGGCACCAGCTGGCCCGGCCGCCTCTCGTGCCCCCAGAAGTAGACGGAGAGGATGAGGCGCAGGCGTTCGAGCGACGGGCACATGTCGATGACGTTCCTGAGCGAGTCCACGTTCCCCTCGCTCATGGAGAGCGTCTGGATCGTGATGCTGCGCGGATCCACCCTGCCTGTCTCGACCATCGCCTCCAGGACGTCGCCGAAGACGAAATTGCCTGAGACGAAGGCGAATTCGCGGTGGCCCTCCGAGAGGTCGAGGTCGCGCACGAAGTCGATGGCGTGCTCGTACTCGACCGCCGAGAGGACGCTGTCGTAGATCTTCGGGCGCACGTAGCGGCACGTCTCAAGGCCGTCATCGGCACCCGCCCGCCGCACGTCGGCGAGCGAGAAGTCAAGCTCCTCGGCGACGCCACCGAAGTCCATGGGGAGCGAGAAGTCAAGCACTTTTTCGTCTCCGATGGTCGATTTTTATTTTCAGCTTGGTGGAGACGCCCGAAATCCGTGGAGCGGCCGCCGGTCTTTTGAATCCGATTCAAAAATAGGGTTTACCCCCGGGGGGGTATGTACCGTTTGCCAACGATTCGCTACCGTTTGCCGAGCCGAGACCAACAGGCACAGGTACCCTACCACCTCTCCTCCGTGATTGGTGGATTCCGGTGGCGCTGACCGCGACCGAAGCGCCCGTGGGCCACGTCGTGCGCCTCGTGACTGAGCGGCATAAGATTACGTATCACCTCGCCGCACTCGTCGACGGCCCACTCGCTGAGCGCCCAGCCCGGCCAGTCCTCGACGTGCATCACGTGGTGCACCACCGTGGCCGGCACGTAGCGCGCCGGCGATAGCCCCAGCTCCCACTGGCTCTCGCCGTGGAACTCCGCGAGAACCCGTGCGCGGAGCTTGCGCCACTCAGCGCAGTTGTAGAAGGCCCGATCGTGCCCGAGCCTCTCGCGCCTCTCCATGATCCACTCAGCCAGCACATGGTCGTACGTCGGCCTCGGCGGTAGGTAGATCACACGGCACCCCGGCATGCGAAGGGGGCCGCACCCCGAAGGAAACGGCCCCCTGTCTCACACGAAACCCAACGATACCCTTATAGCACACTTGTGCGGGTCATGGCGGGTCAACTTTCGTATGGCCAACCATGCACCAGGTGCACGATGCCGACCTCGTCAGTCAGCTCGACGACGTCCCTGCGAATCCGCTTTGCGGTGCTCTCCGACACATGACACCTGTACGCGACGCCCTTCCACGTCAGACAGTCGATGTAGCGCGCCTCCATCACGTCGGTGGCGAGCTGGCCCATCATCGCCCCGATGCGCGAGCACGCCGCGAGCCCGTCGCCGACGATGCTCTCGAGCTCGCGTGTGACTCTGCATAAATCCTCCTCGGCATTGCATATCTCCGTCGCCCACCTCCCCGTCGGGTCACCTATGCCGGAGCCAATGCCGTGCCCGCCCGAGCCCCTCGGCTCCCTGAGCGCGGCCATCCTCGCCTCGGCATGGCCTATCTGGGAGGCGGCGTCCCTCACCGAGTCCCACCACTCAGCGCCGGTCACAGCGTGACCGCCTCCACCGCCGCGACGATGGAGTCGCGGATGGCCCCGTAGACGGCCATGGCGCCCTCGAGGTCGCAGTCTCCCCCGCCGCCGTTGCGCAGGTCCCACTCGGCGCAGAAGGCCAGCGCTCGTCCCAGCTCGTCGTAGTAGCGCATCCCCTCGTGCGGCCACTTGCCGCCGGACGTGCGGTGCTTGACCTGCCAGCAGCGCGACCCTCCGGCTGAGTACGGCTCGATGTGCCAGTCCCCGAAGCACACGTTCATGTTGTTCCTCCTGTTTTTGCAAGGATGCCCCTGTGGCGCCTGTGGACGCCCGCAGAAGCCCCTATCTCGCCTTACCCCTAGTCCATGTCCACATCGACGCTTCCAAGGCCTTAAATCGCCTCCTGCAGCCTCGGACGCTCAATCTCCTCCACCCTGACCCAGATGCCGGCAGGGTCCGCCCACGCCTTGGCGAGCATCCCGTCGGCCACGAGCCGGTCGTCGGCGATGACCCCGGCGCGCACGAGGCAGTCGGAGAGGGTCTTGCAGAGGTTGTCCACGTCCGGCCTCTGCGCATGCGGCTCCCACTGCTCGTGCCGCCCGTGGGTGGCGAAGCACCACCTCACGTCCAGCCTGAGCGGACCCGAGAGCGGCAGGTCGGGCGCGCACCTGCCCAGCGCGGCCATGATGGCGTCCTCGGCGGCCTTGAGCCGGTCGCTCTTGCGGATGGTGGCCCTCGGTATGCCGCGCCGCATCACGACGTATGCCTCCAAGTCGTTGTGCGTGACCGTGGGCGGCTCCACCGCCAGGAAGGCCTGCCAGGCACGCCCGCTCACTCGGCACCGCCCCGGCCCTGGTCCAGCTCGAAGGTGGCGATGCAGGTGCTCGCCACGTCGATGTGGGTGACGTGCCCCCCGTGGATGCCCTCCATCCTCACCGTCAGCTCGTAGCGCTCGGTCGGTCCGGCCTCCGTCACTATCCCCGCCAGGGTGTCGCTGTGGGCAATCATCCACTGCGCCGCCTCCTCGACATGGGCGGCCACCCTCTTCCGGTACCTCTCGTGCCTCAGCCTGTCCGTGCCGCTCTGGTTTTTAGAACACATGTTCGATACCTCCGAATCAGCTTGAAAACCCTTCATCGTGTGGGGGATGGGCGGCCGTAGCGCACCGCGCGTTAGTTGTGCGCGCATCCATGCGCACAACGGCGGCTACGCCCCCCCCCCACACTGGGGGTGGGGATACCTACCGTTAGGTAGAGTTGTCCCACCCCACTATGGGACCTCTGGGTGGGAGGTCCCACACCTACTCCCACTCATGCCCCTATGATTAAATGTCTTATCTACTCCCAGCCATTCTCGCGGGGGTCCGACTTGTCGTAGAAGACCGTCACGTCACGGCTCTTGCCGCTCGGGAAGGTCACTGCGGCGAGCCTCCTGCCGATGTGGCACCAGTCGCAGTCGGCCCATCCCTTGACGGTCTTGACGGGAGGCACGCTCTCGTCCTCCTCGCGCACGCCCATGTGCGCCATCAGGTGGCCGACCTCGACCTGTCCGTCCCCGTCCGTCAGCCCCTCCGCCCGGCACGCCTCGAAGGCATCCCGTATCAGGCGGTCCTTCTCCTCGCGCCTGCGCCTCTCGGCGACCTTGCGGCCCTCGCGCCTCTTGGCGTCCGGGTCCTCGCCCTCGACCTTGTACTTCGCCAGCTCCCCCGTCTCGTAGAAGCGGGGCCAGCGGAAGAGGAAGTCCCTGTCCCTCGGCTTGGAAAAGCTGCGGCAGTCGGCGCTCATGCGATATGCAGGAATGTCCTCTGTCTTATCCATCTCGGACTTGGGTATCTCGATGGCCGTCAGGTCGACCATCACGTCGGCGTCCCTCGCGTAGACGCCCGTCCCGCTCATGCGGTCCATGCTCTTCTTCTGGCCCGCCGTGCCCTTGGGGTGGTGGTGGGCGTAGGCCACGGAGCACCCGCACTGCTCTATGATGGCATCCACGGCATTTGTGAAGGCCGACACCTTGGTCGGGTCATTGTCGTCACCGCCATTGACCTTGTACACGGGGTCGATGATGACGAGCGCGAAGGTCCCGGACGGCCCGTACCTGAGCACGCGGCGGACCAGGAGCGGCGCCAGCTCCCTGAGCTCGCGGGCGTGCCCACGCATGGGCCACGTCATCAGGTTGCGCCTGAGGTCGGCAAGGTCACCCTCGTGGCGGTCATCCCAGACCCTGTGGAGGCGGTCGCGGAACTCCTCGGCCTCTATCTCGAGATTGACGTAGAGCACGTGCCCGGGCCTGCCGCAGCCAGTCTCCCATCCCAGCCACCTGCCGCCGGTGGCGACGGCCTCCGCCAGATCTATGAGCAGGTAGCTCTTGCCCATCTTGGAGTCGCCGGTCACGATCATCTTCTGTCCGCGCCTGAGCAGGCCGTGCTCCTCGTCGCCTATGAGCAGCGGCTGGAGGCGTGGCGGATCGTCCCAGTCGGAGCAGTCTCGCTCGTCCGGAAGGTCATCCTCCTCGGAGTCGGCCCATCGCTCCCACTCGTCCCACGTGGCGCACCCGCATGACAGGCGCAGCAGACGCTGCCTCCTGCCGCCGCGCGTGACGCCCGGCATCCTCGACAACCTCGACGGATTGCCGTTCTGCCGGTCCGGCGCGAAGCCGCGCGCCTTGCAGAAGGCGTAGAGCCGCTCCACCCTTTTGCGGTAGAGCCCGTAGTCGGTCCCGGCGTCTATCCTCACGATGGCGTGGACGGACTTGCCGCCGCTGGACACCACTGCAGCGCACGGCAGGCGCATGGCCTCGATCATGCCGAGCTGCTTGCCGACGTCCAGGGTGTCCGACTCCACGAGCGCGTACCGGTACTCAGTGACATTGGCATTGCCGCAGCCACGCCCGTCCAGGGGATTGAAGCGCACCCACGCGCCGGCGTCCTCGTCCCAGTCGCCCATGACCTTGCCGAGGTCGCATCCGCATGACGCCAGCTCCTGCCTTAGCTCGCCAGCCGTGCGGTCCCAGTGCCCCTTGGTCGGCAGGTGGCGTCCGTCACGCTCCCAGCTCTCCGTCACGATGCCGACGCGGTCGTCGTCGTCGAAGAGCGCCGCCAGGTAGTCCGACAGCTCGCGCGCCGGGTCCCATGGCTCGTCGTCCGACGGCATGGCCACGTCGTCCGCCCAGTCGGCGGAGACGGCCGTGATGGTGTCGTCCCACCCTATCTCGACGTCAGCGTCGCCCCACCCGCGCTCGCGGGCCATGGCGACGATGGTGCCGGACGTGACGCGCTCGGTGGCGTGGCCGAAGGAGCGCCACTTACGCTCGCACTCCCCCTCGTGCCACCTCGCGGGGTCGCGCCTGCTCCACCTGTCCCAGTCGGCGGCCGCAAAGCCGCTCTCGTGCAGCGCCATGCCGCAGTCAACCCACTCCTGGTACGAGAGTGTGGCCGGGTCTATCGCCGCAAGCGCCTCCAGCAGGTCGGCGTGCTCGGCCTTACCCATGTCGCTCATCCATCATTCACTTTTCTCTCGTGTGTGTTCGTCTTCGAGCAGCCCCATCTGCCGTGGCTCGTGGCGCTAGGCACCGCTATTGCGGCTGCGTCTGTTCCACGCCTCGATCGCACGTCCCACAGTCTGCCAGCACCCTGTGTCGACCATCGCCATGCATCCGGTGCACACGGCTCTATACCTCCACTGGCCCTCGTGGTGCTCGTACCTCTCCACGACAACATCCTCACCACCGCAGAAGGGGCAGGGCCTGAGACGGTCACCTATCGCCGCTCACCACCCGTCACGCGGAACCCGCAGTAGGTGCAGTAGGTCGGGGTCATGTCGTTGTAGATCGGCGAGCCGCACTCAGAGCAGGACCACGTGCTCAGGTTTCTCTTCACCGACTCGGGGACATCGCCGATATCCTCCATCTCGCACGTCGGGTCGATCAGGTCTGCGAGCACCGTGAACGCGCTGTCCCCGTCAGGCAGGCAGTCAACAAGATCTTGCAGGTAGCCGTAAGCTTGCATGCCCGCGTCCTGCACCTCGAACATGCCCGGTGCATTGCGCTCCCGGTGCTTCTCCCGTAGCCTCGCCGCCACCTCTTGCCGCTCGTCACTGGTTGGCATCGTTCCTCCTCCCGTCATGGACGCATCCCACGCACGCGCCCCTGTCGTAGTCCGGACACTCCGCGTCGAACCTGTGGTGCCCGATGCCCGGCACCGCCCGCGCGGCCTCCTCCGCCGCAGCGGGGCGCAGGAACTCATCTGGGGTGAGCGCCGCCGTGCATCCTTCGTGGTAGCAGACGAACCATCCACCCCGACCGCGTCTCACGACGCGCCCGACCTCGGCGGGCTTGTAGCCGGGGTCGTATGCGCCGTATCCGTACTCGCTCATGTGTTGTCCTCCCTCCTGAGCCTGTACCTGCACTCGTAGGCCCGACACGTCAGCGCGCGCAGGACGGGGTGCAGCTGAATCTGTCCGCCACGGGCCACGCACCTCCACACGTCCGGTATCTTCGGGTTCGGGCCGAGGACGCACCGCGAGTGCTCGCAGTCCTCACACCTGCGCATCGCCCCTCCTCTCGCCCCAGGCGCAAAAGCCATCAAGGGTTACCTCGTCGTACAATTGCCTATCACACAGGAACTTCGTGCCGCGTGCGTCCGTGTGCTCGTACCTATGTGCGCAGTCCCGGCACCTGACCACCTCGCCGCGCATGGTCAGCTCCCTGCAGCAGGTCGGGTACGTCCCGTCGCTCGCATGCGTTATGGACATGCCGTCCGGCACGTCGACAACGTACTCGCTCACTCGCCGCCTCCCAGCTCCCCAAGCTCGACGCAGGGGATGCCGACGGCCTCGGCCACCTGGCGCTCGAGCGTCGCGCCCTCGCTCGACTCCCAGCCGGGAAGCGACACCAGCAGGTCGTAGTAGAGCCCTGTAAGCAATGTGGTAAGCAGCTCGCACAGGCATACGTGTATAACCGTCTCGTGCGTAGAGCACGGTGGCACGTCGCTCATCGGATCGTAGATGCCTGCCGCGCCACGCGAGTCGCAGAGCCGCCAGGCCTCGTCGAAGGCTGACACCGCCTCGTCGCGCAGAAGGCCCGTGACTGGACCGGAGAGGAAGACGCGTTTGCCCCTGACGTCAGTCATCGCCCGTCACCTCCCAGCGCACGCAGGCGCCTGGCGATGGAGCGCAGCTCGTCGAGGGGCTCGTCCCGCTCGGAGCTCACCACCCAGCGGTCTATCTCTTCGGCGAGCAGCCGTGGCGTGTCCCTCTTGTGCCTGAGCCAACTGGGCTTGAGGCGCTTGTACTCGCCCCTGTTCGTGCGCACCCCGTACGGCACGGCGATGATGGGGTATTTGCCCCCGCCGACGCCGATCACGTGCCAGCGCCCACCGTCCCCGCCGTACACGTCCTGCCCAGGCATGACCGTCACGCCGTCCGCGCCCTTGGGCAGGCGCATGAGGCCATGGGAGGACAGCTCGGCGTCCGTCCTGTCGGCGTACCAGTCGTCGGCGGAGGCGAAGCCCTCGTCGTACACATGCTGGTATGCGTCATCGTCCGATGCCTCGCACAGCTCGCGGACCTTGCCGGCGATGGCCTTCACGTTATTTTTATAGGTGTTCGTGTCATCCATCCCCATCGCGCGACACAGACAGCCGATAAAGTGCCAGCTGCCCTCAGATGCATCCCAGTCGATTGCGTCAATCCTCTCCGCGATGGCACGACGCTCCTCGGATGTGATCATGACCCGTCTCCTCTTCTCTCGTGGTACAGACACCTTCTGTCCCTGCTCACGTCGCCCACCGTGCCGTGGCCGACCCGGCACCAGCCGCCGTGGCCGGTGACGCGGCAGTGGCGGCACGCCGCGCAGCACACGGGCGGCAGGGGGCGGGCAATAGTCTTGTCGTCTTCTCTCATTTTTTGTCTCCCGGCTCGTACGTCGCGGGGTCGATGTCCCACGGCACCTGCCAGCGGTTCTGCGCGAGCCGCGTCATCATGGCGCTCGCCTGGTCAAAGGTCCAGAGACCCGGGTGCCGGAAGCCTTTGCGCTCGAGCATCCGCACCTGCTTGGGTGTGGCCATGTGGGCATCGATACGCTCGTGCAGCCGGTCGAGCATGAGCGATGCCATGCCCGCATCCATGCCGTCCGGATTGACGCCGAATCGCTCGAGCTGCTCACGCTGCCGACTGCTGACCTCCTTGGCCTGCCAGGCAAAGGTCGGCTCATAGGTCTGCAAGTCGAGATCGCATACGCTCACGGCGTACTGCAGGGGGTCCACCAGCTTGGCCTTGCGGTGCCGCATGCGCTCCAGCTCGGCAGCGAGTGCGGCTTCCCTCTGCGCCGCCACGTCCGTCTCGGCCATGGGCTCGGCCTCCATCAGGTCGATGGGACCCGCCGCCTCCTGGACCATCTCGGTCATGCGCTGGGCCACCTCGTCTGAGGAGGCGAAGAGCGCAGCCGGTCGACACAGGTCGTGGCGCCCGGTCATCCACAGGAAGTCGAGCAGCAGCAGGTGGTCCTTGCCCGTCTCGGGTGACAGACGGGTGCCGCGTCCCACCATCTGGCAATACAGCCCCCTGCTCTTGGTCGGGCGGAGCACGATGATGCAGTCGACCGCCGGGCAGTCCCATCCCTCCGTGAGCAGCATGGAGTTGCATAAGACCTTGTACTTTCCAGCCGCGAAGTCCGTAAGCACCTCGGCGCGGTCCTCGCTCTGCCCGTCCACCTCACAGGCGGACATGCCACGCTCCCTGAGCATCGCGGCGAAGGCCTTGGCCGTCCTCACGAGTGGCAGGAAGACCACCGTGCGCCTGTCCTGGCAGCGCGTCGCCAGCTCGTCGGCGATGCCCTTCAGGTACGGCTTGAGCGCATCTCCCAGCTGACCCGCCTGGTAGTCTCCGTGCGTCACCGAGACGCCCGACACGTCCAGCGTGAGCGGCACCATCTCCGCCTCGATGGGGCAGAGCCAGCCGTCCTTGACCGCACGGGCCATGCCGTACTCGTAGGCGATGGAGTCGAAGACCTCGCCGAGGTCACGCCGGTCCGCCCTGTCGGCGGTCGCCGTGACCCCCAGTACCCTGGCACCGGAGAAGTGCTCCAGGACCTTGACGTAGCCGTCCGCCAGCGAGTGGTGGGCCTCGTCCACCACGATGCACGAGAAGCGGTCGGGCGCCAGTCTCTTGAGCCTGCTGTCGCGCATGAGCGTCTGTACGCTGCCCACGGTGACGCGCTCCCACGAGCCGACACTTGTGTTCTCCGCCTTCTCGACCGCGCACGTGAGCCCGGTCGCCCTTCCTATCTTGTCTGCCGCCTGCTCCAGCAGCTCGCCCCTGTGGGCGAGGACGAGGGAGCGGCCCCCCTCCTCCGCGACGCGTCGCACGACCTCGGCGAAGACTACGGTCTTACCCGTCCCCGTGGCCTGCACGAGGAGGGTCCGGCTGTGACCGGACCCCCATTCCTCGAAGATCGCCTTGACGGCCTCGCGCTGGTAGTCGCGAAGCTCGATGCCCATGACCTACAGCGCCCCGTACTTGCCGGCAGGCGTGGCGTCAGGCACGACGAAGCGCTTGACGTCGTTGTACGTCTTGTCGTCATACGTGCGATTCGACAGCTCCAGCTGCCCTATGGCGCCCACGACCCTGTCCCATGGCATCGTGTAGCTCGCGCCGTCCGCGATGCCTGGGTCGACCAGACGGCACGACTTGAAGAATTGCGTGAGCTTCCACGCCTGCTTGCGATTGAGGTACAGCCTCACCTGCACCGTACCCTGTGCGCCCTGTGCATTGGCGCAGCTGAGCGTGAGCAGTGCCATCGGGCATGCCGCCATCTTGCTCGAGCCGTCAAAGCGCTGGCGCTTGAAGTCGTCTATGCGATAGGTGTAGATGCCGGGGTCCAGCACCGTGTACTCGGAGTCGCTCGCCTGGACCTCATCATCCCAGCTAAGCGCTTCATTAGTCATGTCAGACATTCTCTCGCGTTCCTCCCTATGGTCGGTCTGTCTAGGTATATAGGTGTGAGTGATTGGTCTCAGCTCGCGCTAGTCGAAGGGCACGTCGACGCGGTTGGCTGCTATGCGCTGGAGCATCTTGTCCCAGCCGGCCACCAGGTAGTCCACGAAGCCCTGCTCCCAGTCGGTCGCCGCGCATGACTCCGGGAAATTCCCCGTCTGCCCCACGGCGTGCCTCAGCTCGGCGTCGGTCACGTGGTCGCGCGCCATGAGGTCGGCAAGCGCCGACATGCGCTGTGGGTAGTCCGGGCGCTCGTAGCCGCCGGCGCTCGCCCCCGTGGTCGGCTTGGATCGCTTGCCACTCATGCGCGCCACGTCCGCCTCCATCGAGGACAGCCGCGCGTCCACCTCGGCCATCGCGGGGCTGGTAGTCGGCTGTGGCATGGTCGGCTTGGGTGCGGGCGTGGTGGCCGGGGCCGGTGCCTTGCCTGCGGCTTGCGCCTGCGCCCCCGCTGCCATGTCGGGCACGGCTGCCGCCAGCTCGGGCGGTAGTGCCCCCAGCGGCATGGGCATCTTGTCCGGCAGCCCGAAGCGATTCTTGGCGTCCCAGCAGGGATTGTGCGTCGTGCGGATGACGCGCGCGCCGCCCGACGCCTTGGCCTTGCCGTTTTTGTCTGTCGTGACGTAGGTCTTGTAGTCGCAGAAGAGGAGCATGTCCGCCCATTCCTTGACCATGGGCGCGACCTTCTTGGTAAGCTTAAGCTCGAATCGGTCGTAGGCCCCTGACTCGTCGGGGCGCTCGAATTTGCGCATGATCGCATGCGATACCAGGCAGACGTTGCGCCCGTGCTCCACGACCTCGGAGAGCAGGTCGAGGAGCTTGCCGAAGCTCTCCATGAGCTGGGTGTAGCCCTTGCCGTACCCGGCGTCCTCGATTGACTCCCATCCCCTCTTGGAGCACAGCGCCTGGGAGCAGAGCGCCTCGGCGGCGTCTGCCGTGTCCACCACCAGCGTGGAGCAGGGCACATCGCCATCCCGCACCGCCCGCACCTCGTCCAGCAGCATCGACCACGAGGTCGGGCGCGGCAGGCGCGAGACGGGCAGCTGATTGGTGCCCCCCTCCACGTCGATCCACACGGGTGACGGCAGCTCGGCGGCCAGCGTGGACTTGCCGATGCCCTCGGTCCCGTACACCACCAGTCGCAGTGCCGTCCTCTTGACGCCACAGTCAAGCTCGTACCGTGCCATGTCCTACAGCTCCTTCCACTTGGGCTTTTCCTTTGGCGTCTCCGCCGTCTCCGGCTTTCCGTCCCAGCCGATGGCTTCAGGCTCCGGCTGGGGGTCGGGTGCATCCTGTCCCGCCACGCGCCCGTCCTCTATGACGATGTCGCAGGTGCCGTCCGTGGCCACACGCGTGCCGATGACTTGGAGCCCCTCGCCCTCCGCCCACGCCCCGAAGCCCGCGAGGGTGTCGGCGTCGAGCTGCTCCAGCTTGTCTATGAGCACAAAGCCACAGTCGGGCTTGGTGGCACGCACGATGGCGGTCGCCACCATGAGCTGCTCGGAGCTGCTCATGCCGTCCCACGTCTGTCCTCGGTAGGTGAGCCTGCCGTCCTCGTCAATCGAGAGGTCGGGCAGCGGCAGCGGCGCGCCGTCGAGTAGCGACCTCCTCTGGTGGCGCAGGTCCTCCAGTGCGTCCGTCAGGCGGTCGCGCTCCGCCTCCGCAGTCGTGGCCGCTTCTGCGGCCTCCGTTTTGGCCTGATTCTCGCGGACCTTGGCATTCGTCTCCTCGATGGAGGCTATCGACGCCTCTATCTCGGCAGTGGACTCGTCCTCAAGGTCTTGCGCGGACACAGCTGCGGCGCTTGCGTACCCGCGCGCGGACCTGGCCTTGGTGCGGGCGTCCTCGGCGGCGCTCCTGGCCTCTGCAAGCTGCCGCTCCAGGTCGGTCACGCGCTCGTCAGCCAGTGACGCCCGCTCGTCGGCCTGCTCGGCCGCCCGCGCCAGCTCGGCTGCGTGGGTGCGCTGCCGCTGCCTCTCGCCATTACGCGCCAGGATCTCCTGCTGCTCATGCACCAGGTCAGCCACGCTGACCGGCTCCTCCGGCGCGTCGTCGTGGTGAGGAAGGCGGTCGGCGTGTGCCCTCTTGGCCTTGGCGTCGCGCCCCGCCAGCTGCCTGTCCTGGTAGGTGCCGCGTATCTGGCCGTCGAGCCGCGTTAGCTCCTCGTCGATGCCAAGCGTCTGGAGCAGCACCGTGGCCTTGTCGGCGTCGGAGCCTGTCATGAAGCGCGGCAGGTCGATTGCCAGCTTGCTCACGAAGTCATCAAGCAGCTGCTGTCCAGCCTTGCGGCCGCTCTCGTCGGTCACGTGGAGGGCGCCGGTCTTGCCGCGCCGCTCCACCACGATCCCATTGTCCAGCTCCACGTGGAGCCTGGCGGGCGTTGCCGCTCCGTCTCGATCGGGCCTGTCCGGCTTGCGGCAATTGCCTCCGAGAGCCCACGCGATGGCGTCGAGCACGCTCGTCTTTCCCTGGCCGTTGCGTCCGCCTATGACAGTCAGTCCGCTCTTGGATGGCGCGAGCTGCACCACCCGCACCCTCTTGACATTTTCCAGCTCAAGCGAGCTGATCTTTACGCTCATGCTTCCTCCCACTCCTCCCGGACGAATGCATCCAGGTCCGATTTGGCTATGCGCAGGCGCAACTGTGGCTGGCTGGTCGGCCTGCGCTCGCTCGTGTATGGCTTGCGGTAGGCGCGGAGCCTGCCTCCCGCCACCGCCTCCCTCAGGTAGTCGCTGCTCACGCCCAGGTAGGTCGCCGCCTCGGAGAGCGACAGCCACCCTCGGACGGGCACCATCTGCGCGCTCACCTGTACATCACGGGCACCGTGCCCTCGACGTACGCCACGGCCAGCAGCATCGCGAGCGCGAGCGCCCAGAGCAGGGCGCGGCGCAGGGCCTCGTGTGGTACGATCCCCTGTGGCATGTGAGGCCTCCTCCCATGTCTGGCCCGTCACCCGTTGCCGCAGGTGGCGGGCGTCTTTTGCTATTCGTTCTCCTTGATTGCCTCGGGCAGGGCTACCTCTCGCCTGCCACGTCGCACATGCACCAGCCGAATCCGTTGCCGCCGCCGTCGCCGTAGCCGTCGCCGTCACCGTAGCTGCCGTAGCTGCCGTAGCCGCAGCCGTCGCCGTTGCCGCTGCCGTAGCTGATAAGCATCCCCACCAGCCCCTAGGCGAGGTCGCGGATGCTGATGACGGAGATGACGGCGCGGGCGTAGACGCGGATGCTCCCGATAGCGTCGAGCGTGTAGTCGGCGAAGTGCTCGGGGTCGGCGATGCCGCCGATGCCGAGGCCGTTCGTCCAGGTGCGCACGACGTGGGCGTCGGAGAGCAGCAGGTCGCCGGACTCGTCGCGCCGTCCCCGGCCCTCGAATATCCAGCCGTTCGTGCAGATGGCGCAGACGTGCTCCGACTCCTCGTAGGCTGCGGGCGCATCGGCCTTGCGGACGTACTCCTCGCCGTTGATGGTCATGGTCTCCATGTGGTCCTCCTTGCGTGTGGTTGTCTTGCTTGCCTTGCTGTGGCCGTTTCTCCTCAGTCGAGCGACCGTGGGCGCACCCACGGAAACAGCGGCCAAACGTGCTGCGGCGGTCGCCACCGGCCCCACCGGACGCGACGCGCAGGCTATTCGACTGTCAATGTGCAAGACTCCGCCCAGCCCCCGTGGGGGTCGGTGGTGCGGTTGGGTTGTGAGTGGTGTTTACATTGGTGCCAGGCGACAGATCTCGTTGAAACGATTCTCTGTGTCACCGCCCATGGCATCCGCGAGTAGCTTCGCGTCTATTACGGTGATCTTGCTCTTGCCGTTCAACTTTTTATTAAGCGTCTCGGGAGTGCACCCGATAGCCTTTGCAAGGGCCTTTTTCGTGCCGTGGTTCTCGCCTATCCATGCGCCGATCATACCCTCGAGACTATTCATCTCTGTCTCCTCCCCTCTAAAACCTTACGCTCGTTAGGTCTATCGAGACTATAGCCTTACGGGAGTTAGGTTTCAATACTCAATTTCGATTTTTCCTAATTTGTGTTAGGATTTGTCTAGTCCGCTAATGGATGGAGGTCATCGTGGACATTGGCAGGGCCATACGTGAGATTGCCGAATCTAGGGGCCTAAAGCAGGTTGACATATGCGAACGCGCCGGGATAAGCGATGCACACATGAGCCAGATATGGCGCAGCAAGAAGTACGACATGTACGCAAGCGTCCTGTACAAGATATCGCTTGCCCTTGGCGTTGACGCGAATGACGTGTTCGAGCTTGCATGCAAGTACCCCCATCCGAAGGACCCGAAGCCAATGCACGATACAGAACACTAGTTCCCGTACAGGACATTAATTCCGACAAATCGAACGTGATTCGTGTCCGATAGAACGTATTTTGTTCGACACATGCAATGTAGTCTACTAATAAACGCATTTCAAGCGTCAATGAACGAATATTTGGAGGTGTGTGGATGGACGTGGCTAAGAGGGCCGGCGAGCGGCTGCGGGCAGCAATGAGCGCTCGCGGGATGAGCGCCGCCGACGTCGGAGCCGAGATGGGCAGGAGCGCGAAGACCGTCCGCACGTGGATGGCCGGGAGCGCGTCCCCGAGCCTCGAGCAGCTGATACGGCTGTGCGAGACGCTGGGCGTCGGCCTGGTGGACCTGCTCGGCCCAGAGTACGCCTTCGACAGCCGCGACCTCGGCGGCGACCCGCACGGGCACAGGAACCGCCTGCGGGAGCTGAGGGGTCCGATGACGCAGGGGGAGTTCGCCCGCGTCCTGGGCGTGTCGCCCGCCGCCTACGCCGAGTGGGAGGACGGGACGGCCCCGCTCGTGGACTCCGTGATACGGAAGGTGTGCGTCGAGCATGGCTGCACGGCCTCGTGGCTGCTGGGCCTGGACGAGGAGCCTGGGTGGAGGCCGCGCGAGGAGTACATGGGGTTCCCTCTCGTGACCTACGCGCCGCCGCTCACGGACGACCTCCCGAAGGTGCCGATACCATGCCAGCTCAGGCGCGCCCACACGGACCTGAGGGCCTACGTGGTCTCCGACGCGGGCGTCAACCGCGTGGTGCCGGTTGGCTCCCACGTGATAGTGGACGTGGCGCGCAGGCCCGAGGACGGCATGCTCGCCCTGGTGTCGGTCGACGGCGATGAGCCCATCGTGAGGCGCGTGTACTGGGGCAGGGACGCGGTGACCCTGGCGACCGAGAGCTGGGACGAGGGGTACCGCTCCCTCGACATGGAGCGCGTGGACACGGTCCTCCTCAGGGTGTGCGGCGTCGTGGTCTGGTGGCAGTCGGCGAGGGAGATGGGGTAGGCGTGGGTGTGACCAGGACGACCATCTACGACACCGGACACTATGACCGGCTGCTCGCCATCCCGCGCAAGAAGGTACTCTGCGTGGATACCGAAACCACGGGGCTCGACCCCGAGAAGGACGAAATCCTACAGCTATCCATAGTGGACGGCAACGGCGACGTTCTCTTCTCAAGCTACCTGCGACCAGACCATCGCAGGAGGTGGCCGAAGGCCCAGGAAGTGCATGGCATCACATGGGCGATGGTCAAGGGCGCGCCCACGATGGACGAGGTGGGGGACGAGGTTCAGTCGCTCATCGACTCGTCTGAGCTGATCGTCGGATACAACGTCGAGTTCGACCAGTCGATGCTCAAGGCGGCAGGAGTGAGGTTCGGCGTCAGGCTTATATACGATGTCATGGACGACTATGCCCAGGTGTGGGGCAGGTGGAGCGACCGCAAGGGCGACTACCTCTGGGTCAAGCTGACCGAGGCTGCCAGACGCTTCGACATCCACCTTGACGCCCATGATGCCGCCAGCGATGCCACAGCCACTGTGAGGCTGTTCTACGCGATGCTCGAAAGCGACGAGTTCAAAGCTGTGACCGACGCAAAGAGAATGCATGACGAGCAATGGTGCAGAGACAACAAGAGATGCCAAGACAATCTGAGCAGGGTTGAGAAAGAACAGAAGCAAGGGGAGATCATTGCGGGGGTTCTCATCGGACTCATCATCTCCATTCCCATCCTTCTCTTCGCCGGCTGTGTCGCGATGTTCCTGTAGAGAGGAGGCCAGCC